CGCGCCATGGCCTCGATCACGGCCCCAAGCGCCCGTGCCCTGCCGCCCACGTCATAGGCTTGCAGCGGGCGCAGCGTGTCGATCACGACTTCACCGCCCAGCTTTGCCGTCGCTTCCTCAGCCAAGAGCATGGCAACGGGTTGCAGGGTCCACATCGCCAGATGCCGCTGAGCCTCGCGCACAAGCGGCCCCTGAGCCTGAGAGTGCAGCAAGGCAGGCAGAACCCCAAAGACGCTACAGATCGCCCCCCGTGCCGCTTCCAGCGTCTCTGCCGTCATGCTTTTCGACAGGTCCGGGGAAAGGTGATCCGGTGATTTGTTCGCTTGCGGGTGCATCCCCGCCGCCGTGGCTTGTGCCACGCCCTCGACCACCAGCGTGGAACCCCGCCGCCCCCGGAACGCCCCGCGCATCTTGTCCATATCATCGGCGCTACTGTCTGGCAGGGGAACGATCAGCGACCCCAAAGGCGCGTCCCGGTATACGTCCCGCAAAGCGGTCTCCACCTCGTTCAGCAGGCTTGCCGAGATTGCCGCCCGCCTCAAGGGTGCCTGCCCCGCCCATGGCGCAACAGCATCGGACGCAATGCGGACGTGCAGAACCTCAGCCGCAAGCGCCGTCTCGGATCGCCCGCCGCCCGCCTCAGAGATACTGACGCGATAAGCGCGGGGAACCCCGTCGCGAGTGGACAAGTCCCAATCCGAACACGGAACAAGCCCCGTCTCACGGATCAGGAACAGCGCTTCACCGCGAAGGGCCAGAGACCGCGCCATCATCGCCAAGGAACGCCGATCTAGCAGATCGGTGCCTTGCACATCGGCCAGGGCGAAAGCCCCTTCCCAAAGGCTCACGCAGCTTTGGACCGTGGAAGTCAGTTCCCCGATGCCCCGCGTCCCGCTGATGTAGCTTTCACGCGCGCCGATGATTTCCGCCGTGAACCCGGACCCGCTGGATCGCTTTTCGACCGCAGGTGCGGCCCTCTTGAACAGCCAATCAAACATTAAAGCCTCCAGCGGTTTCGGGGGTTATAGGCAGGCAGGTTGACCTCTGCCTGATTGCGGACGGCCTCGACCGTCGCGTCTGGATAGGCAGGCCGGGTGACAAGGCTCATCTCCACAAGGATCGCTTGCCGTATGGTGCGGATGACTGCCCGATGCTGGCCCCTATCGGGCCGGTCAGGCTCATCCTCGACCGTCTCGGCTTGTTCGCGCGGCACAGCCCTTTCCGGGGGCAAGCGGAACCCCGGCGAAAGCCCGGTCGCAAGGCCCGCCTCGACTTGCGCAACCGCATCCTGCGCATAGCTGGCCCGCAGAATGGCCGGGGTAATCGTCGCCGCGATGATCAGCGCCCCCGCCGTCTTGCGGAATGTCAGGGTGCCGGATTTCTTGGATGCCAACACCTTGTCAAAGCTATGCCCGGCCAGAAAGTGAATGTCGGTGTCAGGCTCATCAATCGTGAAGTCGAAAGCGCCCGGCGCGATGATTTCCTTGACCGGTCGCCCGCCGCGCCCGCCGTCTGACAGGATCGCGGGTGAGCCGTAGGGGAAGCGCCCGCCAAGGCGGACGCTCCCGTCATTCTCGCGGCGCAGTTCCAGACCGCCGCAACCTGCTACGCCGCCGATTTCCATCATCAGGCCTGCCGCAGACCGGTGAGGATTTCGATTTGGGCCGGTCGCGCGACGGTCAGGTCCATCGTCGCCAATGCCGTGAGCCGCAGCCCGCCCGATTGCGCATCGGTGAACGGATCGCGGATCACGTCAACCGCGCCCCAGGCCCCCACGAAGATCGGCGCAACGCCACCCGCAGAAGTGGTCAGCACGGCATTGGATGCCAGCGGGGAACCGGCAGGCGCGGCAAGGGCATTGGACGACAAGGCAATATTGCCCGCCGGGATGCTGGCAAGCATCCGGTCCCATTCACTGACCGCCGTGCCGCTGATCAAGGCCCCGTCCATGTAGTTCCAGATTTCAGGGCGGATCAGCGCCCGGACAGCATCGGGCGAGGTTGCGGCATTGGCAGTCAGGAACCGCGTCACAGCCGCCCGGAACACGGCCCAAGTGGCCACCGCGCCGATTGCCGTGGACGTGATGCCGTAGGTCGCCGCGCCGGGGATGATGCCGAGAGGCTGGCCATTGGCCCCGGTGCCAAGGAACACCGCCGCGTCCATCGCCTGCCCCATAGCGCCCGCCATATCGCGCCGGATTGCCGCTTCAAGAGCCGCGCCCGACTGTTTCAGCGCCTTGCGGGTGATCCGCATTTGAACGCCGAGATTGTGGTCAGGCGTGAGAGGCTTGTCAGTGGTGACATAGGCAGTCGGCCCGGCCACGTTCGCCGCTTCGCCATCGGCCCAGCCTGCCGTGACGGCAGAGGTTGTGACCGGCCATTCCACCGACCCGCTATCGATGCTGATCATCTGCGCCCCCATGCGCGATGCCACGCTATCGGGGAAAAGGCGGTCGATGATCGGGCGCGTCTGGACCGGATCGGGCGTCCCGCTGGCCACGGTATTCCGCAGTTCCAGCGCCTGCCACGGGACCGGATAGCCCCGGAAGCCGCCCGCGCTGCGCAGTTCGGTGACGATCTCAGCCGTCTGCCCGGACAGTTCCCGGCCCTCATCCAAGGCAAGTGCCACTTGGCGCAGCTCAAAGCCTGCCATCATTTCGGACCATTCCCGATCCGACCGGGTTTCCAGTTCGGCCCCAGCGTCGCGGCGTTCGGTGTCCTCGCTGATCAGCGCAGCACGATACCGGGTTTCGTTCTGGCGAAACTCAAGGTCCAGAGCCTCGATGCTGCGCAGCTCATCGTCGGAAGGCTTTTCCTTGCCGACCAGAGCCGCGAGAGATTGGCGGATTTCGCTTTGCCGCCGTGCGATTTTGACTGAATCAAGCATCTGATATCCTTTTTGCTCGATGAGATTTCGTCGCCAGTTCGGCAACAGCTTCCCGCCATTTCAGACGGCCTTCGGATGCAGGCTGATGCCCACATTCCAATCTTGTTTTCCGGGTGTGGCAGGACGTGCAAAGCGCCTGCAAATTGGCCGGATCGAAACTCAGGTCAGGGCGCGACCGAACCGGCTGGACGTGATCCACCTCTAGCCGCCCGCCCTTGCCGCAGGACCGGCAGACAAAGCCGTCCCGCTCCAGGACCGCCATGCGGATGGAGTGCCAGCGCGGACCACGGGCAACACGCTTGGAGTGGCGGAAATAGTCGCTCATCCCCAGACCATCCTTGCCGCGCGCCGTGGCCGGGCCATCATCCGCGCGCCCTCTGCCACGGCCAGCACGGTTGCCGCCGCCGCATCGATCCGCCCTTTCGATCTCGCCTTCGCCAGTTTCAGGTTGTTCGCCGGATCGCGCAGCGTGACCGCATCGGCAAATGCCGACCGCAACAGCAGCGACGGTGCCGCCTTGACCTGCCCGTCAAACGCCGCGCGCCGGAACCGCTCGCAATCCTCGCCCCCATCCCGGAAGCCTTGGCCGCGCCAGACGACAGGGGCAGTCACCCCGGCCCGTTCCATGGCCTCGCCAAGTTCGGCTTGCTTGTATCGATCGGCAGTCAGTGCCGCGATTGCCTCGCCCTCGACATGCTTGAGAACCTCGACCAGCCAAGGCGCAACCGGGACCGTCTTGTCGCCAAGGACCGACAACTCGCCCCGGTCGTGCATCTCGACATACCGCCCGGACACGCCGTCAGACGCCCCACGGTCGGCCAGCGAAGGCGAAGCCGGGAAGGTGCCGACACATTCCAGACGGGTTGTTTCTGGCCAGTAGAACGCCGCTGCCGACATGCTGGCAGAGCCGCCCAGGTCGATCCCGATCACGACCGGCCCTTCACGCGGGGGAAGGTCGGAAACCTCGCAGGCCATCCACTCATCAACCGTCAACAGAAGATCCCGGCTTTCCCCGCTGATCCGCTCATTCCGGTTGTAGAGGCGGAACGTGGTAAGCGCCGAACCGCCCCGCGCAATGGCCCGTCGCGCCGATGCCTCAAGCCAAGTCAGATCGGCCCCGATGCCGTGAACCGTGCCGGGATTGGCGATGAGCAGGCTTTCCCGATCATCGGCAGGAAGTCCGGGCGGGGGGCGATGCTCTTGGACGTAGACGCCCGCGTGTTCCTCATCGATCCACTTGGAAAAGGCGTGAGCATCATCCGCCGCAGACGTGGAAATGATCAGCGCCTTGCCGTCCCGCTTGCCCGAACCGGACAACAGCGCGTGTTCCAGGTCGTCGCCACGTTCCGCCGCCCAATGCCCCCGCTCATCCATCAGGATCAGCGTAGGGGCGGACCCCAGAGCCGACCGGCCATCCGCTGCAATGGCCCGCAAGAAATGCCCGCCCCCATCGCCGGTAAACTCGATTTCCAGACGTGGCGCGCGCCGGTAGATCAACTGGCCTTGCAGGTCATCCGGCAGGCTATGGGCAAAGCCCGCGACAAACTGCCATGCGATGCGCGCCTGATCCCGCGTCCTAGCCGCAATGAGGATTTCACGGGCCGGTTGATCATCCCAGACGCCAAGCAAGGAACCCAACGCTACCCCGGCAGACAGTGCCGTCTTGGCGTTGCCCCGGCCAATCGACAGAACCGCCGTGTTGACCGCCTCATCCAACGCGCCCCGGATGAATTGCTTCTGAAACGGTGCCAGCTTCACCGGCTGGCCAGCCTTCGGACCTTCCGGGATATGCAGCGTTTCAAGGAAACGAATGGCTTTCGTCGCGGGGTTCATGGCCGCCCCCCATGCCGACGCGAAAAGAGATAACCCCCCACCACGTTCCCCACCCCCCAAAAAGGCTTGGGCATTGGGACCATTCCAGCCGTCACAGCGCGACCCTCCGATAGCGGGCGGCGATGCGCGCGGCGGCAAGTGCCAGTCCGGGGGACAGACCGCTACCTTCACAGTCGCCGCGTGTCTCATACAGCTTGGCGGTATGGGCCAGGATCGCGTGCGCCAGATCGGCGGGGACGGTTGCGGACGTCGCGCCATAGCCTGCGGTGTAGGTGATCCGCAGTCGGCCCTCTGGTGGCGGTGCAGCGAAGCGCAGGCGGGGATAGCGCCCGTGTTCCAGCCAGAAGCCAGAGACGACCGGCGTCAGTATCCCGTCATCCTCGACAACTTGGACCGTTGCGGTTGCATCGGTAGCAGCCGGGCCGACCGGCAGGTCAACGACACGGCCCGCCGCCGCATCCACGATTGCGACGATCTCTTGATGGAGAAGCGCAAGGCCGGTGTAGGCCTCGATCTCAGCCGCCGCCACATCTGCAAAGGACGTGACTTCGGCTAGGTCGGCGCTGGTGATGCGCAGATAGTCAGTCAGTGCCTGTGGCGAGACGACGCCACCACTGGCCGGGGGGGTGCGTTCAAACCGCATCGGGGATGCCCTCTTGGCTGGGGTGAACCCCGCCCCCAAGCGGGGGTTCCAACCCCATAGGGGTATGGGGGTTGGAAGGAACAGGGGTTGGAAGGGGGTTGGAAGGGGGGTTGTGCAGGGGGTTGGAAGGGGGTTGGAACGCCCCATTTTGGGGGGTTGGAAGGGGGTTGGAAGCCTCTGCCAAGGCAAGAAATGTGCGCAGCTTGGACGCTGGTCCATCGGTCAGAAGAACGATCTTCCCTGCCCTAAGCAGCGTTTCCATGGCCTGCCTAAAGGCGCGCTTGGTCACGCCCTCAGCGTCTGGATGAGTGGCGAAAGCAGACGGTGCATAAGTCTGCCCGCCGCCTGCATTGACGCGACGACCTTGGTCTGAAACCTCACGCAACAGCTTGAGGAACACCCGTTCCGCCTTGGACGATGCGCAGGCCAGATCAAGGCCCGTGACGGGTGCATCCGCGACGAATACGCCGCCCTGCCATGACATGCTGATTTCGCCACCAGTGCGCCCGAAATTCGCTTTCTTGGTGGACAAGACCCGCGCGTCGGGGTTGGCCTCATATCCGTCTTGCGTCACCCGCTCCAGGTAGAGCCGCGACCTGACAGAGTTGTTCCAGCCGGTAGAGCCTGACATACCAGAGCCGCTATTCAGGCCAGACAGTGAGGGGTGCGCCAACAGCAGGACCGCGCACTGGTGGCGGATCGCCAGCCCGCGCAACATGCCGATGAATTGCCGCGCTTGTGCCCGGTCATTCTCATTGCCGGGGAACAGATCGGCCAGCGTATCCAGCACCAGCAGCGAGGGCGCAAGGGCCTCAAGGTAGTCGTCCAGAGCATCGAAAAGCGATGTCGGCTTGAGTGATCCGTCGCGTTCCAGCGTGGCCAGCAGCGCGTCCTCGCCCGCAAGGCTACGAAGGGTGAGGTTGCCGAGTTCTGCAAGCCTGATACCCGACGACCGCGCCACATCAGCAACCCGCCGGTGAAGTTCGTCCCGGTCGTCTTCGGCAGAGAGAAACACCGCAGCCCCGCCTTTGACGGGACGGCCAAGCCAATCCGTTCCCGTGGCGACCGCAGCGGCAAGTTGCAGGGCCAAGAGGCTTTTCCCGGTCCCGCCATCGCCAGACAACAGCGTGACAGTGCCAGACGGCAAAAGATCGCTGACCAGCCATTGCCGCTCGGGAACCGCTGCGCCTGCAAGGTCAGACGCCGGGAAGAAGCCTGCCGCGTGATCCCGGACGCCGGGAACGATTACACCCGGCAATTGATCCGGCAGGCCATAGGCGCGGGCGTTGAAGTCATGATCTTTCATCATGCGCCCCCTCGCTGGACATAGCCTAGGAAGGCGTCCCGGACCTTCGGGCGCATGGCTTCAAAGCAGGCCAGGGCAAAGGCCTTGAGTTCGGCGGTAGAGGCGCAGGAAGCCCACCAGCGCGCGTCATCCATGGCCGAGACAAACACCGGCAAGGGCGTTCCGACTGACAGGTCTTGCAGAGCCGCCGCCATGATTTCGCACGCGTCTTGCGGGTGACAATCTGCAATGGCATGGGCCAAAGCAGTTGCAGCCTCAGCCCGCTTCCGGTATTCTTCCGTCTTGAAGCTTATCCCAAGCTGATCAGCCCCGGTTGCGCCCGCCAGCGCTCCGGGGTTTTCCATTTCGGCAGACGGCAAGAGGTTCGCCGCGCGCCCATATTCCCTTTTGTTTTCAACGGTCGAAAATTCAGGGTTCACCATCGGAACCCTTTGAATTACCGTCGCAAGCTCAGGCCCTCCGGGCCTACCATGACTCTTTGTAACGTCATGTTATTCCTTTCCTTTTCTGCCTGATTTGTCCAACCCCTGATTAAGGTTGGACAAGTTTTGTTCACTTTTCGGCCCGCCAAGTCTAGCAAGCGCCGATGTGCCGAGCTTCGCCCGGTTCGCCTTGCGGACATAGACGGCCGCCATTTTCGTATCCTCGTGGGCGAGGAAAGAGGCGATTTCCCACTCGGTCGCGCCATGCTCCGCAAGCTGGGTCGCACCGGCCTTGCGCAACCCGTGAATGTTCGCGCTATCTGCCGTCACACCGGCTTCGATTGCCCGCGCTTTGAACCAGTTGCCGAAGCCGGGCACCGAATGCGCCGCACCGGATTGTGTCGGAAGGAAGAGCATTTGCGAGCGCGGGACGCGAGCGATCTCTTCCGCAAGTGCAGGCAGGATCGGCAAGTCAGCCTCCACGCCCGTCTTGCCGCGCCGGTAAGCAATGCGCCCCGCCCTGACGTTCTGCCATCCGAGCTTGCATAGGTCTTGCCGCGCCGCGCCCGTGTTCAAGGCCAACAGCAACGCCAGCCGCGCTTTCGTCCCCGGCCCGTGATGATCGAGGAAGCGGCAAATCTCGGCCTCGCTCCATGTGTGGAAACCGTCGCTCTTGTGCTTTACGCGTTCGGTTGCCTTGACAGGGTTCGCCGCGATGATCTCAAGGCGGATCGCGTAATTGAACATCATGGATAGGTTTTTGCGAACGCGATTCTGCGCGGCCGGTCCATCCTTCTTCGCCATGAGCGCTTCGACGTGCCGCCCCCGGAAGCCCGTCACCGGCAGGTCCCCGGCGACCTCGCGAAGCCAGTCCAGTTCATTGCGAAGTGTCTGGCGAGTGCTGGGCGCTTTCTGAGCGTGACGTGGTGAGGCGAGATAATGGGCGATGAGCCAGCCCAGCGAGCCGTGCGGAAAGCGTGCGGTCGGGGTCGGTGTCTTCGCCTCCACCTGCGCCGCTTGGTAGGCCGCTCGCCACTCTGCAGAGGCATAGGCGCCCGGCAGATAGCACGTGAAGCCACGCCGCCGGAAGCGCCAACGCACCTTCCCGTGACGGTCTGTCACGCGGGTAACACCTGGGAATGGGTTGCGGCGGCGGGTCATTTCAGAAGCCGGTCACAGAGGTTGTGGTCATCGTCGCTGGAAGAGGCTGCAAGGCTGAAAATCCGCACCGTGCCATCGCGCGCCACCTCGATCTTCGCCACGGCCACCCCTGCCGCGGTTGCGGCCTTGAGGTAGCGTGTCAGATCGGATTGCTTCACGGGCGCAGCACGGTTTGCCATGTCAAAGCCCCTTCGAGCTGGAAAAGCGGACGGCACCAGGGCGGGGTGCAGAGGCGCGCCGGATGCGCGCCTCCAGATCGGCGATTGCGGCCGCCATTTCCGCGTCGTTTGCGTATTCAAGGCGCTTGCCTTCATACATCGTGACGCGGACGCCGCGCGCGCGAGCCCGGATAAGCTCGTCGCGCAGTTCCCCCATTTCCTCAGCCCCGAGTGCCATCAGCCAACCCGGAACCAGCCGCGATGGTCCAGCCATCCGCAGCCGAAGTCGAGGCGCACCTTCATCTGCACCCCGTCCACCTCGAAGCCCACCTTGGTTTCAATCTGCGGGCCTGGCGCACCTTCGAGGTAGCTGTATTCGAGCCCGTCAATCGTGCCGGGATCAGCAGCAACATACCATTGCGAAGAGGAAGAAAGGCGAGGCTCGACCACCAGCGACAAGGCTGCGAAGGGGTTGGTTTCGTCGGTGCTCGTTGCCTGCACCTCGGAAAGGGCCTGTTCCGTCGTGGTTTCGAGGTCAGGCGGGACCAGGACGAAACGCGGGGTCACGTCGATAAGCATTCCCGAAAGGCCAGTCTGCTTTCGCATCGCAAGACGGGCGGCGGAAAGGTCTGCCTTGATCGCGTCGAGCACGGTCACTTCCGCGCCCGTCGAGGTTGCGGCTTTCTGGTTGCCGTGCCCGCCCGCGTCGAAGACTTCCACCCCGTCGCTCATCAGCGGGTTCGCCGCTGCCTTTGCGGCGAGTTGCATCGCCTCGAAGGCACGGGCGGCAGTGCCCAGGCGTCCCGGGATCGTGGTGAAGGCGCCAAGGTCGTCGTTGACCAGCGCCTGCCGCGAGATTCCGAAAATCTTCCCGAAGGTTTCGAGGCTGTAGAGCTCGGCCGATTCGTCCATCGTTCCGTGCTGGAATTCGCCCCCTTCGAGCACCTTTTCCAGCTCGGGGGCTTCGCCGAACATGATGGAACACTTCGGGCGAAAGTCGCGGATGGTCCCTTGCCGGGCAAGTTGCCGAATGCCAGGCGGCGCGGCCTGATAAGCCCGGCGCAGCTCGCGCCCGACTGCATCACCCAGGATCAGCGGGAAGTCGGACGTGGTATGCAGCGCCCGCGTGATCAGGGTTTCAGTCGCCGCGCCCGTCATCGAAACCCCGGCGCGACGCAGACAATCGCGCGCAAGGTCAACGGTCGTCATGTAGGCGAAGGGCCGGGCGGCTTCGGAAAGGGTGTGTCCGGGATGCGCCCGCGCATACAGAGCTTCGCCCGCCCGCGCGGCTGTAACCGTCGGGTCGGTATGGTCGAAGGTGATTTCTGCCCGCGTGGTGCGGGTCGTGGCCTGCGCGCTTCGCGTGCGCATCGCCTCGAAGGCGGCGGCTCGCGCGTCTTCGGGGGTTGCCTCGGCGTCGATCTGTTCATCCGCCCACGCCCGGGACAGGCCCGCGGTCTCGGCGATGGTGCGGATCTCGGCGTTCGCCTGGGCGCGGGTCTGCCGCGCCGTCTCGGCCGGGCGTTCGGCCGTCTGCTCTTGGGTTTCCATCTGATTGCCTCCATGACGGAAATGTGCGCCCGGATCGGCCGGGACAGGAACGATGGAAACCTCAAGCGGCGTCCACCGGGTTGCGGTGCGGATGCGGCGTTCGCCGTCCCGCGACTCTTTCCACTCGGCCACGCTGTAGCCTATGGACAGGCCGCGCAGCGTGCCGTCGCCGATATCGGCAAGCACCGCCTGGGCGGCTTCGTTGCTGCGAAAGCGGATGCGCACCCACAGTCCTTCCGGCCTGACTTCGGCGACTTCGACCACCCCGAGTTGATCGCGGGTCGAGCTCGCGCGGTGCGCATCCAGCACCGGCCCGCCGATCAGGCGCGAAAGGTCGGCGCCGCGCAGGTCCAGCCGCTCGATATACCCGGGCCGGGCAGTCTCGGCGCCGGTCGAGACAATCGCCTCGATGGTGCGGGCCTGCGGGTCCAGTGTTGCGGGGTGCGGCGTCACCGCGCGCAGGTGAATGGTCATGCTGTCGCTCCTTGTGCCGGGCGGCTCGCATCGCGGGCGAGCTCTTCGTCCAGGTCGTCAATGTCCCGGCCGCGCCCGGCCACCACCTCTTCGCGGGATTTCAGGCCCGCGCCGATCGCCGCGACTTCGGCCTCGATCTCGTTGCGCGGGTCCACCCATGCCCAGCCGGGGCCGATGAAGCGGACGTTGCGATATTCGGCCAGCGCGCCGGGATCGGACGGGATCGCCCCGGCAAGCGCCTGCGTGTCGATCCAGCGCCGCCAGAGGGGGCGCAGCACCTGCGCTTCGATCAAGTTCTTCTGCATCATCTCGGCGCGGCGGCGGAATTCCAGCAGGCCCACGCGGGCCGACGAATAGTTGGCCTCGCCAAGATCGCCGGTCAGCGCCTCGAAGGTCAGGCCAACACCCGCCGCGATTTCCCGATCTTGCGCGCGCAGGAATTCCACCGCCTGGGCGAGCCCCTGCCCGGGTTACGAGAAGGTCACATCGGCACCGGGCGGAAGAATGCGCATGGCGCCCGGCTCAAGGCTCACGTTCACCTGCCCGCCGCTCGCACCTTCATCGAAGCCCGCCGCCCCGCCTTCGGGGTCGCGCACAAAGCCCGTGATCAGGCTTGCCGTCTTGAGCTGCATCAAGAGCGCATCGCTTGCTTCGTCGCGGTCGCGCAGTTTCAGCAGGACCGGGGAAAGCCATGACAGGCCGCGCACCTGCCCGGGAAACAGCAGGTCGAAGGTGTGGATCATGTCGGCGGCAGGGACGCGCACCGCCTCGCCGAAGGCCGAGAACGCGGTGCCCGGCGCCTCGCGCAGGACATGGAAGGCCACCACCCGGTCGCCGGCGTCGCATTCGATGCCCGCGACGATCCGGGCACCGCCGCCAAGCTCGCGGGTCAGGGACGGGTCAACCTGTTCGGCCGGGATCAGCTTGAGGTGAAGCCCGCCCTCTTCGGTCACGATCTGCAAGAATGCCTCGCCGTCGCGCACCAGGGCGCGGGCAAGCGGGGTCAGGATCGGATTGACAAGCGCCTCGAAGTCGTCGTTGAGACGGCGGCGGATGCCCGGGTCGGGGTGCTGACTGCGGGCCTGATATCCGCGCCCGATCATCGCGCTTGTCCAGGCTTCCACGATCCGGTTGCCGAAGGGCGTGTTGATGTAGAGCCCGGCCGCGCGAGCCTTTGCCGGGCCGCGTGCCCCAAGCGCCGCTTGTTGCGGGGTGCCCAGCATCGGCGCGCCCTGCCGGCGGCGCCCGCCGCCGCCCGCCTCGATGCCGGAACGCTTTGCGCTTGGGCGCAGGATACGGGTGATCGCAGACATGAAGCTCATTCTGCGGCCTCCACCAATTCGAGTGCGCGCCGACGGCGAGCCTCTGCGACAAGGCGGCGGGCAATGACTGCAATATGGGTCATGTGCGGCCCTCCCTCTTCTCAACGCGATAAGTTACGAGAGGAAGCTCGGCGCGAGCGTGTATCTCTTCGGCCAGCGCCTTGAGGTCAAAGATAAGGCCAAAATACCAGCCCCGCCCGGCCTTTTCCTCAATCTCTGCAAGGGACTTGAAACGGTATGAATCGGCCAGCGGGCCCGAAGCGTCGCGGTCTTTGTCGGGAAGCGGCGTGAAGATGTAGCGAGAGAGGCTTTCTTCGGCCCAGTGATCGGCAAGAAAGGCGCGCTGTTCTTCGGGCGTAAGTTCTTCGCCAGTGAAAGCGACCACACCCGGCAACATTTCGAGGAAGGTGTGGATCGGGTCGGCGGTGAAGCGCGCAAGCGCGCCTGCAGATTTCACGCTCACTCCGCCATCTGAGAATGCCTTCATCATCGCTAGTTCGCAGACTTCGGAAAGCGAATATCGCACCCAACCGCCGCTGCCCTCTTCCAGAAGGCCGCGACGGCGCCAGTCACGTTGCAAGGCCGGCGATACGCCAGAAGCCACGGCGGCTTCTCCTGCCGTGAAGTCCCTTGGCTCGCGGTAAATGTCGAATTCCATGTGGGCCTCGCATTCTGACATGGTGAGTATCCACACGCTCTTAAACCATGTCAAGCACCACTTTCTTTTCGCGGGAGTTCTTGCTACAAGATTTGAAGGTGCGAAACGTGCCGGGGCGCCAAGTTTGGGAGTGCGGACATGATCATCAGACCACATCTTAGGGTCAGGACCCATTGATCATGCTCTTCGACCGTGATTCACGGTCGTGGAGGAGACCTGATCGATGAGCAACCTGTTCTGGCTGACCGAAGCCCAAATGGACCGGCTTCGGCCCTTCTTTC